CAGAATGCAAATGATGTAGTACAGAACTATACACCAACCACACCTAGTTCTAGTTCTTCTAGTTCTTCTTCAAGTAGTGGTGGTAATTATGTGTATAACGAATCTACAGGATACTATGAACAACAGATACCAAGTTCTTCAAGTTCTACTAGTTCTAACAGCTGAAGCTATACATATAATCCTACATCATGATACTACGAGCAACAATCAACGCCTAGTGGTAGAAGCTCACAACAAACAACACAGACACAGAATACACAACAGCCTAAACAGCAAACGCAAACATCAGGTAGTACCGTTAGCAATGTGCAACAGCAAGGTGCAATGAAACCACTATCGCAAGAATACTACAATCAGACTTCTGATAATGCTCTAAACACAATCAGGAACAATCTAAACAACTATAGACAGACTAATCCTGAATATTTTACAGATTATGATACATTCAAGAGGAATTTCAGCTATGATTCTAGGAATGATGAGCAAAAGAATCTTCTAGATACATGGTATAACTGATATCAATCACAACTCCAACTATCATCTGTACCTACAACAGACTTGTATACACAATATAAGGATGGTCAGCTTTCTGCTGCAGAGTTGGAGGGGTTAAGGATAACTAATCCTGAGAAATACGCAGAACTACAAGCACAGATAAATAAATGAAATATAGTAGCAGCATACGATGATGATAAAGGAGCTGATACTACATGAATGAGCATACAAGACATGGCATACAATATGGCTATGCAGACTTTTACTAAGTTTATGAACTGAGATACATCTAGTGCTGCTAGTAACATATTCAGAGAGTACGAGGATAAAATGGAATCTCCTGAGATGCTTGCACTAGCAGACCAGACAACAGAGGTACAAGAGCAGATAGAGAATATCCAATCAGATTTAGATGCTATTAAGAAAAGTGTAGAAGCTGAATATGCATGAACATGAGCATCTAGAAGTAAGATAAACGCCATTATAGCAGATAGAAGTTATGACTTACAACTCCAACTTAGAACACTTAACTCTGAATACAACAAATACGCTACACAGTATAACAACAGGATGCAGCAATATCAGAATGAGTTTAGTATGCAACTACAGGAGTATCAAATCAACCAACAAGAGAGACAGCAGCAAATGCAAGAGTTAGGATTTGCACTAGACTTGATGAACTTTGAGACAAACGACCAAAAAGCACAAAGAGAATGGGATTATTGGGTAAAGCAACAAGAGTATCAGAATGGAAACATCAACTCTAAGGATTATCAAACTAGATATAAGGCTGCATTAACAAGTGTGCAGAATTTATTGTCCCAGTATCCTGGTATCCCTATGATAAGAAGTGCAGAACAGATGGCACAAGATGTATTAAAAGCAATAGATAGTTGAAGTGATTTAGGAGCAGAATTAACAAAGATAAACAAACAGATACAAGGTAAACCTGAATACAAATATATGTACAATCAGACTTATGGTATTCCTACAACTAGTACGACTTGATGATGATTTACTGGTAAATCAATTAAGGTATGAGATATGGAATTGTTTGAATATGGTGACAAACGATTAACAGCAGATGAAATTAGGTCGATGTATTGAGGTGCTGCGTGAGGTACATGAGAGGCAAAACCATACGATGTGGTAGATGCTTCAGCGTTCAGTCTCGCTGCTACCTCAAAGAGAGATAACAACCTATGAGGATTCCTAAGGTCTATATGAAAAACAGGTACAAAATGATGACAATGCGGTAAGTTTGTGAATGACTATCTACAGAAGATAGGAATTGGTAGATACTATGACAATGAGCTTTCTACAAAACTAAACAGCGTAAACGATTACACACCACAGGTATGAGCAATAGCAGTATTTGATTACTGACATAAAAGCTCAGACTGAGTTAATTACTGACACGTAGGAATAGTTACACAAGTATATGATGATGGAAGCTTTGATGTACTAGATTCAAACTATGGATGAGATGAAAAAATACAAAAAAGACATATCAATCCATGAAGCAGTAGTTTAAAAGGTTTCTTCAACCCAAGTAAACCTCCAATGAGTGCAACAAGCTGAAATACTAAGGCTACAGCAACTAATGCTTTTACTACAGCATGAAACAATATCGCTCTCAATTTAGGTAGTGTTAGTGCGACAAACACATTCAACGAGCAACTAAAGAACTACGTTGATAATGGAAACTACACTAATGCATTTGAGTATATAACAACACAAGCAAAACAGAGTGCAGATAGTGATACTAGGCAAGCAATAAACTCTGCAGAGAGTGCAATATCAGCTTTGGTATCTATTCAACAATGACTAGATGCATTCCAAGCTGCATGAGGTAACACTTGAATCTTTGCAGGTACAGCAGAACAGGTTGCAAATAAGATATGAAAGACCACAAACCCTGAACTAAAGAAATTAGCCACACAAATAAATGTAGCAATACAAAAATATAGACAAGCTATATCATGAGCAGCATTCTCTGAACAAGAGGCGGCAGAATATGCAGCAATATTCCCTTCGACTAAGAATAGTAAAGCTCTAAATACAGCGTTGATTGAATGAACACTAGATACAATGTTGCAGAATCTTAACTCAAGCTATGCAAGTATACTAGGTACAGATACTTACACATCACTACTACAAGCATACCAATCAACGACAGGAAATATATACGATTATTACTGAGGAAAACAGGCTCTTACTAAGTACTTAAAGGACAATGGATACTTTGTTTGAGGCAAATCAAGCTGAACTACATCAAGGACTAGCACTACAACTACTACAAAGTATGATCCTAAAAAGGCTATAGAGGATGTTGTCGCAAAATTCAAACTAAAATAGTATTTTATCATATATTTATAAAGATATGCCAACAACTAAAGCAACACAACGGCTAAAGGATACGATAAATCAGAGTAAAAATCGTAAAATTACACAACCTACACAGTTTACAACTCCTAGCACGCCAGTTACAAGCTCTGTAAAGACATATAACCCTGATTATCCATGATTTAGCGAAGAAGATTATAGAAAACTAGAATCTGATGTAGAAAGAATGGGTATAACAGGAGCTAACAAGAAGGCTGCAATGAATCAGCTCTACAGAGACAGAATAAAGTATGTTAGAAACAATCAACTTCTAGATGAAAGAGCAAAATTAATTAATGAGCAAGCCTATCATGCTGCAGAATTGGATGATGAGCAGGCAGATGCACAGTTGAGAATGACAGAGTTTTCTCAAGCTTTAAAGAAAAAATATAATCTTGATGCAACAGCGAATGATTTAGAGTTATTTAAGGACTATATAGCTTGATTATGAGAAGGATGAGCAGATATTGCATGACAATACCTATCATGACAGAATAAGAAACTACGATATGATGCAGGATTAAAGACTTTTGGAGAAAAGGCAGGAGAATTCGCAGTATGAGTAGCACAATCTCCTGGTAAACGAGGGTACAACCTAATATGACAATGGATGGATAAGCTCTGAAAAGCTGCAGCAGACAAACTAGAGTGAACTAAATTAGCAGAATGGGTGCGTGATAAAGCTATTGATGCTTTCTGAGAGGATGAAGTAAGAGCATTTGCAGAACAAAGACAGCAAGAGCTAGCAGAGGGTACTGCATTCAACGGTAGAGAGGCTACAGACATTAGAACTCCATTACTATGAGAGGAAAGAGCTAACTCAAAGAATGTAAAAGCCTGAGAAGTAGTTGGAGATATCGGTACCGCCATAGCGTTAACATATCCATTGGGAGCAGCCACAGCACCAATTATGGCAGATTCTACAGCTGTATGAGCCTGATTGCTATGAGCAGGTGAATGAATTCTTGATACAACATTAGCTCACGTGTGATCAAAGTGAGATTTGAATATAAAACCAGGAGAAATTGCTTTGTGAGGTATTACGTGAGGTTTAGGAGGTCTATTCACGAGATATCTAGCCAATTTACCTAAAGGACAAGCCGACAATATAAGAAAAGAAGCCTCGAAATATATCGAAAAGTCTATAAAACCAACAGTTAAGGGTAAAGAAAATCAAGTGGCTTATAATAAGTTTATAGATGACACACTAGATGTAGCACATGCGATGTCTAAAAACAAAGGAATATTAAAGTATTCAGATGATGCTTGAGAAATAGTAACAGGTAAATTGCCTACAAATCTAAGAGAGACATCGGAGACACTAGGAAATATGAAGAAAGTAATCTATGATCAATATAATGAGATTGCAAAACAAGCTTGAGACGCAGGGGCGAGAGTAAATATGAATAAGGCGTTTGACCAATTAGATGATTTAACCAAAGATATCTCTCAAAACATATCAAATCCATGAACAAAATGAATAGTAGATAAGTTTAAAGAAACACTATTAGAGTATACTGATGACGCCTGAACTATATCTATTGATGACGCACAGAAAATCACACAAGATTTCAACCAACAACTCACAGCCTTCTTCAAAAATCAGAATATGAACGATGTTTCAAAGAGTTCTATTGTGGCTAAGTTGAACAAATGGACTAAAGATGCTATTGATGACTCCATAGATGATGCTTTCAATAGTTCTATTAGTAATGGATCTAGTATGAGTACACAATATAATCAACTTAAATCATTATACTCAAAGATAAAGACAATAGAGGATGAAATAGCTAAAAGAGCATTAGTAGATGCAAGGAAGAACGCGAAAGGTATATCTAGTACAATCTTAGATTCATTGACTGGTGGAGAATTCACAGAGGCATTATTAACACTCGATCCTGTAAAAGCGTGAAAAGCATGAGTAATGAAAGCTATATCAAAATACTACAACTATCTAAACAATCCTAACACACAAATAAAGAACTTGTTTGAATTGGTTGATAGAACATATAATCCATCAACAACAGCTAGTACAATACAAGGTGTAAAAGAGTGAATAAGAAGTGCTGCACAGAGCACCACACCTGTTGTAGTTCCATGAACAGTAGCTATAGAGGAAGCGTTGACAAATGAGTAGAAAAAAATAAAAGGGTAGAGATTTATTTTCTACTCTTTCTTATAATGCTAAAAATTGCAGGAGGAATAATACTAGCCATAATTATACTGATTATGCTACGACTTTTGGGTAGTAAAATAGCTTCTCGGATATATTGGCACAACGAGAAAAAATCTAGAGAAAAAGAACGAGAGGATGAAAGGAAAAAGAATATTGCTGAGCAGGAAAGGAGGCTTGAGGAAAAATGAGAACTATAAGTCTGACTAGCAGTCAGGCTTTTATTGTGTTGACTTTTTCTGTAAAATTATTATATATAGCGTACTTACATCCTAACCTAAACAACCATGCAGAAATTCGCACAAACAGTACAAAAATCCTCAGAGTTCTACTGAAAAACATGATTAATACTACTAGCGCTGTCGTGAATAATCTATGCTACAATCACACGACCGTTATATGTTATACCACTATGGGTAATATATGCATTGTCGTTTATAGACTGAGTTAGGAACTTTGTAACTAAGTTGTTTAAAGCAGTAGGACAAATTACATGATGAGTTATTCTCCTAGTAGTATGATTCATCTTAGAATATCGATGGGTATTCTTCCTAGCATCGTTATTATAATAACAATAAGAATAAAACGAGAGAAAGCCTGACCATGCAGGCTTTTTATTGTATTTTGAAATTTCAGATTATAACATAGTTGCATAACACAAATACAATACAGCTATGGCAACTTTTGATGAGAATCCTATATCCACCTATCTATGTGGAGCGACAAGGACTAAACCTTGTCAGAATTGTGGTAAGCCTGTTGAGGTTTCTCCAGGTAACTGTACATGGACAAGCTCAGGAGTTACGTGCCTAACTAAAACAGAGTTTTCAATAGTAGCACCGTGTCACCATTGTGGTAACATCAATTACTACATCAATTTCATCAAGAAAACAAGTCTGAAAAAGTCTAACGGTGTGCAAGAAGTTTAGCACTTCGGGGAGTATCTCCCCTTTTGTTTCTTTTTGTTGTTTTTTGAATTTCTTGAATATACTACAATCAGATTTTTATATCTAATTATCAAAAACATGACAAACACAATCTTAATCTTACTTGTATGCTCTACGGTTATCACAAGCGTAGTCTCAGCGATGAAACCCGCATTCAAGAAATTCTCAGGAAAATACACAGTAACAGTATGTACGTTTATATCATTCCTTCTAGGAGTATTGGCATCATTCTCTGTTGCTCCATACCTATGATATGAGCTAAACAGCTGAGTATTAGTTCTAATCTGATTAGCACTAGGTACAGGAAGTAACTTGATCTACGATGTTCGAGAGATAGTAAAATCAGCTAGTGATAAGATTAGAGGTGTAGTATCAGGAGAATAATTTTAACACTTAGAGGAAAATAAGATGACAGCAAACATTGAGAAATGAGCAATAGAAGAGGCAGGGAACGCATTGACTAAACTTACATCTAGTGAGAGGGGTACATTCCTTGCGATTATGATCTGTGCATTGATAAGCATTGTAGGTATAGTGCTATTCTATGTAAAGAGCATGGATGGACTAATAGATAAATACAATGAGACTATCAATAAGCAGCAATCAGAGTTTTTAACTGCTTTAAAAGATATGAACCACTAAATGCGAGAGTATAGGATAATAAAGAATATGCTAGGATATAACATATACAAAAAGAAGGAAGAAGACTGAATGCTATATATGTGGTTTTTGTGACCAAGCAATAAATGGGTGGTTAATAAAGATCATTGCAAAACATTCTATACGCTAGATGACGCAATAAGTAATTTATCCATAATGAAGTACAGAGATGGGAAAGCTGATTAAGATACTACTAGTAGTAATAGCAATCGGCTTTTTCTTTTTATTTACTAGTAGAGTATGATAGAACGATTAAGCGAATTGATACTAAAACGATGGAACAATTTTACAGCTAAGTGATGGCTTTTGTTTTATAGAGAGAAATATAAGAAAATATGTGAAGAAAAAGAAACTGAGAAGAGAGAGAAATAGTGTACAGCAGGCATCACATCCTCCCAACTTCCCAAAATTGAGCTAATAATGATTCCAATGTGGAAGTGATTAGGGATGTGCAGCACAGAGCGATACATACCCTCTTTGAGAATAAGATGATAGCTGAACAGCTAATAAGAACAATTGGACTAAGTGAGAAGGCGTTAAGACCGGATGTGGTTAGATGGCTAATAGAAACTCTAAACAGTAGGGATATAAACGATCCTACAGTATGGTATAGAGCTGACTGTATAAAGTAGTTTTAGTTCGTTATTGTAGACCATGTATGAACAGAATAGATGATGATATAATTAAAAGGATAATGGACTTTCCAGAGGTTACAACAGACACAGAAGTCTGAAAGGAACTAGGGATAGATAGAAGAACGGTAAAGAAGTATAGAGCAGAAAGAACTAAGAAAGAGGCAGCAGATGTTTTATCTTGAAAAGAAGAGCAGATGCGGTTTGAAGAAAAAACCAAGAAAAAACCTAAACAGAAAAAAGGACTAACAAAAGAAGAAAAACAGAAACTAGATTTACTAAGGCATTACTCCGACAAAGACATAAAGGAGATGCTAGATTATGTGGCTAAGAATACCAAAAGAGAAGTGAACGAAACACTTGGAGAGCCGTGACACCTGAAGTTTGCTCTAGTATCAGATACACATTTCTGAGCAAAACAATGTGCTAGGGATGAACTGAAGCAGTTCTACGAGGTGGCAAGGGATGAGTGAGTGGAATGCTTTGTCCATGCAGGTGATATAGTGGATGGATGTGGAGTCTATCACGGGCAACAGTTTGAGCAGGATAGAGTTGGGTTTGGTGAGCAGATAGCAGACATTAAGGAAAATTACCCTGATGTGTGACTGCCAACCTATTTCATCTGAGGTAATCACGATGAAGCATACCTAAAGGCTAACGGAGTGAATATCTGTAAAGCTATTGAGACCGTGAGACAAGATCTGATTAACCTCTGATTCTATGATGCTAGATTGAAGCTCAACGGAATAGACATAAACCTCCATCACGGTTGAGGAAGCCTATCCTACGCTAAGGATTACAAGATGAAGAAGTACCTAGATAGCTTACCTGTGGAGAATCAGCCAGACATCTTCGCACTAGGACATTACCACACAGCATTGTATGATCTACACAGAGGGATACACGGATTTATGCCATGAGCATTCTTAAAAGAGAATCTATTAGCCAAGAGATTTAACTTAGGGAACGTGATAGGATGACGGTTGATAGAGATAGAGAAAGACGAAGATGGTACAACTAGAATCAATATGGAATTTGTTAGATTATAATCATGAAATGATACAGCCGAAGTAAAGAAGACTTTAGAGAAATCCTTATTTTAAAATACAACCAAAAAACCATGAAAGAATTTGTTTTGATTACCACGCCTGACTGCGTGAAATGTAGGTTTATTAAACCATCTGTAGAGCAATGGTGCAAAGAGAATGGTTACGCATTTAAAGAGATGCAGTATTCTGAGTGAATGCCTGAGGTAACCTCTGTACCATGTGCAATGATAGGAGACAATGAGATCCTAGACTATGATTCTATTTTACAACTTATAACTAAATAACATGACAGAACTAGAGAACGGTTGCTTAGGCGACGGAGTGCAAGTTACAGACTATTTACTTGCAGAAGGGTTTGAAGACAACTTACCTAAACTAGTACAGCAGGATGATGTGATTTATGAGTACAACCAGTACAACCAAACACGGAGTAAAAAAAGCTGTACGATATTCTCAGCTATTGGTGCAATATCAGATTTATTCAATTACAAGTTCCCACTAGATGAGATCAAAAAGATAGATGAGATGAGTTACACTAGATGAAGGATAAAGGATAGTGGATGGTGGGTACAGGCTGCTGTGAAGCTAGTAGCAGATTATTGGAATGAAAACCATAAAGATTTGTGAGAAGTGGCTTACTACCGTGTGGATACAACAAATGACGAGCTTATAAAGAGCATACTGGATAAATCCTACACCTTGATGACTTCGTTTCAGGGAAATTTCAACTATATCAAAGACTACCAAGCAGATTTGATACTAAATTGAACAGATTTTGGATCTGCAACATTCGGACACGCAATAAACGTAAGAAACATGAACTGAAAGAGAAGTTGCAAGGATAGTGCAGCAGGTACAGAACACAATGTGTACGAGCTAGAACATACACTTAAACAGATTAGGTGTTTCTCTACTAACGCATACATCTACACAAAGGTTATGGAAGATAAACTAGAAGATGTTAAGAGGCTAAACGAGATGAAAACTCTTACTGCTAGAATGATTGAGGATAATTCAGCTATGCGACATCTCACGAATTCAACGGAATATAAAACAGAATTACACAAAATAAATGAAACCAATAGAGCGAAACTAAAAACAATAGAAGAAATGCTTGCTAGGTATATGTAATCAGATTTTGTTGCTTTTTGAAATTTTAGTTTATACTACTTTGGATTTATATTATCTTACTAGTGATGTGAACAACACGAACATCTAGAATCAGACCTAACACAACGTGGTGAAAAAGAATTGATGTTGATACTGATTGGGATTGAAGGATAAGACCAATCACTTATATGACACCACTACAGGATGCGTACACACTAGTGGCAGATGAGAATGATGAAGTTATCTACATATTAGCTAACGAATGAAAACAGATACCTGCGACTTTCCGAAAGAAAAGAAAGTCTATTTAACTTATTAACTACAACTAGATGGCAAAGATATTTCCAGTAGACTTTGAAGAGAAGCTAACGATGGCACAGGATGATTACATCCTATTTAGTGATTCAGAGGATGGTAACAAAATCAAGAAAGCACAGTACTCCAACCTAAAATGAGAGAAAGGTGATCAGGGTATTCAATGACCACAAGGAATTCAAGGTATTCAATGACCTAAAGGAGAAACCTGACCTCAATGACCACAAGGTGTGCAATGAGAGAAAGGAGACACTTGAGCAACAGGTGCTACATGAGCTAGGATAAATAGTGCAGCTTTTAGTGGTAACGATATAGTATTTGGAGAAACAGATGGGAATACTGTTACACTATCTAATGCTAAGACTACTCTTACATGACCTCAAGGAGAAAAGGGAGAACAGGGTGAACAATGAGAGACTGGTGCAACTGGTGCTACGTGACCTCAATGACCTACTTGACCTGCAGGTAACTGAATCTCATCTATAACTAGTAGTAAGGCTTGAAAGACCACAACTGTGACTATCACAGAAACTAATTGAACTACAGATACATTTCAAATCCAAGACTGAGCAGATTGAGAGGGGGCATGAGATGTAGTATGACCTAATTCTAGTACAGACTGAGATATAGTGTTGTTTGATGGAGCTACATGAAAGATAATCAAAGATAGCGGTAAAAGTCTGAATGATATGCAAGAAAAACTAACAGCATGAACAGGGATAGACATAACAAACAACGTAATATCTAACACACAAACAAGTGCTGAATGGTGAAATATATGAGGTATATTATCTAACCAGACTGACCTTCAAGATGCTTTAGACTGAAAACAAGATACACTTACAGCTTGAACAGGAATAAGTATAAGCTCTAATACAATAAGCAACACTTGAGTAACCAGTGTAAATGGAAGTACAGGGGCTGTTAGTTTATCTATACCTTCAAACACATCAGATTTAACTAATGATAGTTGATTTTTAACAAGCTCTACATGAGTAACAAGCTTTAACTGAAGTACTTGAGCTATAACATATACAGCACCTGTAACTAGTGTGAATGGTAGTACATGAGCCGTTACTGTTTCAGCATTTTCACCTTCTAATGCGTGAACTACAGACCAGGTATTAACAAAAACAGCAGGAGGATATGCATGGGCTGATGCTAGTAAATGAATAGAAAATGATACAACAGGTACAACAACAACAGTAACAAAAATCCGAGCATGAACAGAAGCAGAATATGCCTTAATTACTCCTGATGCAAATACGATTTATTATGTATTCTAGTAACAGATGGCTATATATATGTGGAGAGAATGACCTACGACAATACAGACTTTTGATTTCCAAAATGATTGAAGTCTGAATTGGACAGGGGTAGCAGTATATTGAACCCCAACTTATACTAGCTGACAAGGATGGACTGTGTGAAATTCGACAAATATGTACCAATCATTAATAATGCCTCCATCTTCAGTTTATAATGGAGAAACGCTAAAAAAATGGAAATTACGAGTATATAAATCTGTTGCTATGGATTCTAATGGTTATACTGCGTGAGCCTGATTAGCGTCCTCTAATAATTTCTCTAATTGACTTATATGTTGCAACCAATACCGCCCTAATAGTCCGAGACCTTGGGTTAATGTATATGATGGTAGTTCTGACCACTTTACATTGGTAGAAGATGTAATATGAGAGGCAACGCTAGAATATAATCTCAATGATGATTGAAGTTTAACGCTGTCAATCAACTGATGAACTGAATATAATCTATGAAACTTCTCTACTCTATTCAGAAATAATTGGACTAATAATAATCTATGAATATGTATAGGAAGATGGCATAGTTGAACATACTACATTAGAAAATTAGAAATAACAACAGCTTAATCAGATTTATATTTCTATTAACAAAGGATGACACTAGTACAGACAGAGCCAACAAGTATAAAAATCTGATCTACAGCAGTAAGTGCTGTATATGTTTGAGATACAAAAGTACGACCTGTTGCACCTGTAGAATATGAAGTGACAGCAAATACATTTCTATATATGCCTCTAAAGACTAACTATACGGATTACGGAACAGGCTCTACTGTTGATTGAAATACATGGAACGGAGTTTGAGGTTGTACTATTGCAAATGGATACTTATATATTCCTCGTGAATGATATATAAATAACCAAGCACGGAATCAATCTTGAGCATGAGCCAAAACAATATCATTTTGGTTTAAGTGAGTAAATAATTCAGGCTCAAACGGATGGGTTGATATTATGGGTTATTATGCAGACAATACTGAAGGAAAGTTATACATGAATGCAGACAATTGGAATATTGGTTTCTGCGATGGGAATTGAATGTATAGCCCAACACAAACACCACAATGGCAAGTATCTATACCTAATCCAACTACACAACGGCATTTATTCTGTGCTGTAGCTGATACTGATGCTAGTAAACATTATGTTTATGTAGATTGAGTGTTGGCAAGCACAATAAACAATGTTACCGCCATATTTCAATGATGATGAGGTAGAGCGTTTAACACAGTAAAGTGAAGTTATACCATAGGAATTAATATTAATGAGTTAATAGTAGATAAAGGGATGTTCACAGCTGATTTTATATCAAAATACTATAAATCAAACAAAGGTAACTACTGATTATAGTTTTAAATCCTAACTGACATACTAATGGCTTGTGGAAAGGGTAAAAAAAGAAAGTAAAAATCTGAGTAAACAAAAAGAGGGGTTATACCCTCTTTTTCTGTCATAACGCTCTCCTGCGTTTCTCTGTTAGTTCGTCGTCGACGGCCATTCTACATTGAGTACAGTATTTTCTGTTCCCCATTTTCTTAATAATTTTTCAGCAACGCTGACATTCCATTGTTTTCTCCATATTGTTACTAGTTACATTATAAACCACAATCTCTCATCATAGCAGCAAAATCATCCTGCTGATCATCTTCTTCCTGTATTTCCTCTCCTAGTACCAACCTTCTGATTGTAGGGTTCTTCTCATTCTCTAGACATAGCACCTTTCGTACGCATTGTCTGCATTCTGCGATTGGCACTTCACTAGTCCTTGCAAACTTCCTCATGGGGTTTCTTCATACTAGCGGTTCTAGGTAGTCTTTATTCTTTGGTGGCATAGGTATAATGTTATGAAATAAATCTGATTAGTATTCGTTTTCAAATACTTTCTATAGAAGTCTGATTACTCTCAATGTAATAATTCCTCAAACTCTATAATTCTATGTTCTAATTTCTCCTCATATAATTGGTGGTCTTTTATTGTTTCTTTCAGCTTTTTATTTTCTTCCATTCGTTGTTGTGCCATCTCCATAATTGGTTTAGCATTCTCTAAATCTTCTTTCATACTTTTATTTTCTTCTTTTAACCTAGCATTCTCCTCCATTAAAGTCTGATTTAAGTTTTTCACTTTCATCTCCATAGGTAAATAATATAAAAGTCTGATTAGTCTTCTCATATTAACTTAAAATACAGACTCTTGTTAATTATGTAACATAGGCTATTGCCTATATACACTTCAACTAAGTTAGTCCCAGTCTTGAATTTGAAGTTCACCTTGTCTCTAGCTCAGTATAGGATGTCTTTAAGCTCATCCATTACTTCCTCATCCGTGAAAGTCTTTGGTTTGTTGTCTCACTCTCTTGGTGTTTCTAGTGGTGGCATTTTGTTTGTATCGTTTATTATAAAATTCTCGTGGTCTTTCTTTCTCTCATCTTATATCCTCATCAACTAACTTTCTACAATAATCACATCGTAATCAGCTTTCTATTTCATCTCCACATCTTATACAATGTTTCATCTAGTTATATCTTTTTATTTCTAAAATCAAGTTTAGAGGGTTGCTTAGTTTAGCCAAGCTCCCCCCATATAAGCCTGCCGCCTCAGGTCTTAATAGTTGCAGCTATACAACTGGTTAGTTTTTATTCTTTGTGCATATTCTTATTTTGTACATGATCTCATCAAGGCGGTGATGAGTTCGAGATGATGAAAGAGGCTTCTGCGTACCTCCCTATAACGTCTCCACTATAGGCATCTCTGCACTCTTTGTGGCGGTTGCATTCCATTCTCAACTCCCACTAGTAGTAAGCTGATACTTGATCCACAGTATGAATAATAACACCACTATTACTGTGATCCAAGTTAGCTTTGTTAATCGTTTATCCATTGTTATCTTCTAATACTAAATACTGATGGGTTGATACTTCCATAGATTGTGCTTAAGCATCAAACCATATTACGTTCCCAGTTGCCGTTGGAAGTAGCATATCTGTGCTTATGATTATCCCAACTTTGACAGTTACCTGCATTGCTCAAACATCCAAGAGTCTGAATCTGTCACAAGTATTTGTTATTCAGAGTTTGTGCTATCTTTTCTAATCACGTTTCTATTAAGGCATATCTCACTCTGTCCCCTCTATCGTTATTACCAACGTTTCAAGGATTATTCTTACCATATCATGCTTTACCTCCGCTAGTCTCAGCTACTGTAATACACGCGATCACACCTTCTTTAATTCCATAGTGATTTTCTACTTCTCGGATCTTACTAGCATCCAATCAGTACGCCTCGCACAGTTTCTTAAATCTCTCATGAGATGTATCTGCAACTATGTTAGGCATAACCTGTGCATCACCACTAGCATTAAGTTGTCCAGGCTCTCGTACTTCAGCAGTCCCTGCGGTCTCTGTTTCACTAGCAGCAGGTCTCCATTCCTTCAGCTTTTCTAACTCTTCCTTATACGCCATGATCATGTCATCATACATATTACAGTAGGTGTGTATCCCGTTAGCGTTATCTACACTCTCTTTATAAGGCAGATTATCTAAACAAAGATTCTTGTGGCTTTCTAGCTCGTTAATATCGTAAGAGAGTTCTGCAATTCTCTCTGAGTTAGGATTTATAGCCTTAGCCGTTCCTCGTTGCGTTATAGCGATAACGATAACGGAACAAACTAGGATTATTCATAACATTTTAATGAGTTTTTGTTTCATAAGTCTGATTAAGTTGTAAAGATTGAGCTTGCAGGATTTGTATAGAAGACCATTTTTTCGATTAGTGTATTGTTCACCAACAAGCTCGGTATTTTAAAGTCTTTGGTTGACTATATACTTCTCCATTTGCGGATTCATTCTTCTGATTGATCCATCCAACTAGGAGGTAAGGCACGGTTTCTAAGTTTTCTACATAGTTCGATTACTTCATCGTTCTTAGCCTTATACCGTGCCTCACTAAAAGGGCAAATTCCCATAGTCATCAGATTTCTCTTCTGTTGTATCTTCCTTCATCATATCTTCTGCTACATCTACTATCCTTTGTGCTAACGCAACAGTCTCTGTAAAATTCTGAGTCTTTTTATCGTACATGACTTCAAAGGCTATCTTCAAAGCCATTCAGATTACAGCTCCTTTGTTGCTGCTCTCACTAGGAGTAGATCTTTTTGCGTAAGGATTCTCTTTCACTTCCTTGAACTTTGTTTTTCAGTTCTCCTGCACCATCTCGTAGTTTACTGTATCTCCTACTTTGAACGCATCCTTAGACTTTTTACCAAGAGATATTGTCTCGTTATTGTCTAGTTTCATGTTGATGTAGTAGATAGTACCATTAGGTCAGCTCCATTCATTGACCTTAGTAATCTCTGTAACTTTTGCTGTCTTCATTTGTCTATACTGATTAAAAACTAAATTAGTTTAAGTAACTTATTAAGTCTGATATCGGATTATCTGATAGCACTAACCATTGAGTATAAGCTTCCCATTCGTGTCATTCCCTTATTTGATCCAATATCGCATTCTTCATCACATCGTCAGTTTCTAGTCTGTGGTTATCCCATAGCCACTTGATGAATCCATATCTTTTGCTAAACACATAAGCATCAAATGTATCTTTCTCAAATGCTGCTATGTTAGCGTTGCAATGCCGTATATGTCAGTCATATTCCCTCCACATTGGCAACTCTTCAATGATGGCTCAGTTTTCTCTTTCCTCTTCTGTAAGTCAGTCATCAATAACTGTCCATCTTGTATCCTCATACTCATTGAGTAGTTGTAGTAATTTCTCCATTGTTATTTCTCGTTAAGGACTAAATTAGCTCTCCGTAAGTTATAGTTTATTAGTCGGAGATTCTGAATTCTAAGCATCTCCCCGTACTTCCAGTAATGCTTTCTGATAACTGCTTCCATCTTCTTCTCAGCATTCTCTCTAGAAGTAGCGTAGAAGTCATATGTTTCTAGGTAATCCATTAGAACGGTTTAGGTGGTAAATTTGTTATTTGCATAATGTCAGGATTCTGTAATAGTTCTATTTCTCAAAGTCTTCCATCTCTACACTTCTTAACTGCAAGCTGAATTCTATTACTCTCCTCATCTTGTTTATCTAATAGCCATACCATGTCGGCATCCTGTTCGATACTTCAGGATCATCTTAATTGGCTAGCTCTTTTATCATATGTTTTATCTGCATCTCTGTTTAATTGGCTCAACTCTACAATCGTAATTCCAAGTCATAGAGCCAACTGTTTAAGCCTCTGTGATATGTCGGTTAAAGACTCAACAGCGTTATTTTTAATTTGTGGATTTTTTATAAGCTGTAGATAATCGATGTAAACAACACTCACTCAATGTTTATGCACAAGATATCTTATCTTTCCCTCTATCTCTGATATTGTATTCACGTTATCTATCAGATGTATATTTCATCTCATTTTCTCTATCTCTTCACATCATTTGTTTACTTTCTCAACATCATCTCATCCACTTCATTTCTTCAACTTCCAAACGCTCACTCAGGAACATAGAGACAGTATCCTTCTCATTGTTTGCTTGTTTAACATCTCCATACTAAACAATGCAACCTTCTCTCACATCTTCACGTTGTTCATCATCAGATTTATTGTTATCATTGACTTTCACACTCAAGGTCTAGCACCAATTACAACAATCTGTCACTTTTCATATCATCCAATCAGATTATCTAAGTCTCTGTATCACGTAGGGATGATCTTAACCTCATCTAGTCACACATACTCACTAACCACCTCTTGTAACACATCCTTAATATCACACTCAGGTTGCTCTTCTGTTCACATAAACACATTATGGATAGACAAATAAGTCTCTCGTACGCTCCCATATCACTTGATATTCAGGATGGAACTTTGTAGCGTGGAAATGATTTTCTTCCTATCTATTATATCCTTTAAAGCCTCTACATACTTCTGAAAGTCTGTTGGGTTGGAATAGATAATCTCACTAGCTAACTCATACAAATCATCGGCGTTCAGTTTGTTATTCTTACTGCAGATGATTGCTATATCTCCAGTATTCTCAGATTTCATAGCCTTTAGGATTTCATTGTATGGATAGTCTAAATCCTTTGGCTCTATTCTCATAAGGTCTATAAGGCTGTCATAGTCAGTAAGTAATCACGCCATTATTAACCTCTCCAATCTTTCCTTTTCTGTTATTTCTGTTTTCATTTTATTAGCTCTTGTAAGTAAACATCCTGATCTCTTAGGTTTTCATATACTCACGAGTCGTTATCAGTTTTAGGAGCAAGCTTCTTTACGCCATCCTTTTTAAGCCATGTTAATATTGTGTGATAGTGTGACTTGTACGGATCCTTTCCTTTCTGTCAGATGTAGTTGTTTAAATTCTCCATCACATTCTCTATTACATTTTTTCCATATGCATCTATTAATTTCTTATATTCTTCTTTACTTAAATATATGTATTCTAAATATATATCTTTACTTATAGAAGAATTAGAATTAGAAAGAGAAAGTGTTTCGCTTGTTTTGCTTGTTTTTGCTTGTTTTGCTTGTTTTGCTTGTTTTATATCGTTTCACCAGTTCTTAACCGCATTTGAATTCCCCTCAGGTGCACCTCATTTCTTTCAAGCCTCACTCCTGAGATATGAAATTCTTTTACTCTTCTCTAAGATAAACCTAATATTCACGAAGTCTCTTTTGAATTTCTGTGGAGGCTCTTTTCAGAATAATCCATACTCCATGATAGCCTGTCGTAATTCTGCCCTTTCATCAGATGTATCGCAAGCCATTCAAAGCTCATAGAATACAGATCATCGGAACATTATTGAATCCTCCATCATTCTATTCAACCAAAGTAAATTCAGATTTCTTTAGTGCATCTCCTACTGCTCTTAGTCATTCACCTAGAATGAACTTAGTTCTGTAGAAGTAACCACTAAGTCTGACAATCTCTACTACTGATCCATTCTCTATCCCGTAGTAGTTCTTACCATTTCACTTGCTTACTAGTTTCATGTGTTTTTGTTTAAGAAATAAAAGACTGTACTGATATGAGCAGCCTCCTATTCTCAAACTAAAAAGCACCTGCTCATATATGCTACTGATAGGTTTGGGAGTATCAGCAGCGTATATGTACAAGTGCTTGCCCCAAACCAAAACATCTGTTTTCTAGGTAGAGCTTTATGTAGTTTTAAGTGGAGTTACATAAAGAAAAAACCGATGTTATCACCGGTTAGCTTCCTTGTTTTCCCATTAGGTATTTCTTGCCGGGTTTTTTTAAACCCTTCAGGATCAACCTAAGTTAGCGAGAAAATAGGTTTTTGCTAACTGATGTTGATATAAATATAAACAAAAAATTAAAAAATGCAAGACATTTTCATAATATTCTTAATAATATCAGTCTCCAACTAGCAAAAAATCTATCTGAATTTTAATCAAAACTGCAACTTTTTAAGCTCCATGTTATCTGCTCCTAGATAGATCTGTGTAGTAGTGATTTTCTTATGCCCCATCAACTTACTAACAGCAAAGATGTTAGCTCAAGGGACATGAAGTAAATCAGTAGCAAATGTATGTCTGAACTTATGCGTGTGAACACGGAATCAGAGTTTTTTACTCTGTGAATTAAAAATCCTTCTGATGCGGTCTGTAGTAAGATGTCACTTAGTTCCATCAAACAAATAGTCAGACTTTCTTTTTCTCTTGCCTAGATACAGATAAATCAAATCCAATATCTCAGGTCTTAGAAATACAAATCTTCTCCTTCATCACTTCCCTATCACCTGCAAACTCTCTCAGATTTCACATACCTTTATCTTTGCAATCTCATGACATCTTAACCCTGTATGTAACAGCATATACGTAAGCAACTTGTTCCTTAGTTTCACAATCTCTGTACCCCCAACTCATTTGTTGAATAGATTTAGTATCTCAGCCTTCTGTTCCTTGTTGAAATATCAGATTTCTCTATCAGGTACTTTAGGAGATTTCACCTTATGTAGATCTACAATATCAAGTTCTACAATATCCCTACAATACTTCAAATACCCTCTTACTCAATCAATAATCCATGCACAGCTTCTAGCAGACAATCAGCTGCCATTTAGAGTTTCCATAAAATTGTAGATATCTACTAACCTAATAGCTTCAGGATCATCAACAGATTTCCCTACCTGTGATAGCCAATCATCAAACCTACCGAGTATGTAAACGTAACCTTTTATTGTGCTTTTAGAATATCCTCTAGATGTAATGTAGCTTAAAAAGTTTTCCTTCATTTTGAGTTAAATAAAAAAGTAAAATCAGTATACTCTACCAACTCCACTTTGAAACAAAATATAGAAAAGTCAATAAGTGAATGCAAGAGTAAAACTGTATTTTATGATAACCAAAAGTTTATGGTCAGATTTTTTATTTTTCTCTTGAAATAGTAAAAACTAATCGTAAAAAGAAATTAGTGGAGTTACAAAGGTAGAGCCTTACTTTAATCAGTAAGGTATTTTGCTTTTATGACAAAAATTAAAAAAAGAAAATCATTACTAAAAATCTGTGATGAACTCTGGTCAAAGCTAGTGAAAATCAGAGCAGGTTTTAGATGCGAATACTGTTGAAGAAAAGATCATCTCAACAGCCACCACATCTTCTCTAGAAATAATCGAGCAACAAGGTTTCTCCTAGAGAATGGAATATGCTTATGTGTTGGATGCCACACAATGAGCAGCAAATTTTCTGCCCACAAAACACCGCTAGAGTTTGCATTATGGATCATAGCAGAGAGATGACAGGAGCGGTACGACAACCTAAAAGCAAAAAGCAAAGAAATCCGAGATAAAGACTACGACAAAGTCCAAACATACCTACTAGATGAAACAAAGAAACTGACCTGATAGTCAGCCTTTTTTATTTTTTTAAAAACAAAACCAATGAAACACGTATCACTAAATGAAAGGATGCTAACAGCACAAACCCACAAACAAGAGAAAACGATCAAGGAACTGAATGAGAGATTGCTGCAATACAGAGAGCAACTAGAGACAATGACTAACCACATAACAGAGTTAAAAGACCTAAACAAAGTTCTAGTCAATCAGATTTATTCTCTTTCTCATAAAGATGCCTAACGAATATCCCTTCAAACATTGAGACCTCAAATACTACTGGACTATCCATAAAGATAGATGCAGAGTAATGGGAACTACACCAGTCTCCTATCAGCAATTCAGAATCAGACTAAAAAGCTGAATGACACTCCAAGAAAATATTTACACACCCTGTAACACTAACATGGCTAGATACAACATGAAACCCAAGAAATACAAAAACCGGCGATTCAGATTTATTTCCTTTTTCAAATAATGCCAAAGCAAAAGCTAGATTACGACAAACTAAAAAAAGAATTTATGGAATCTAAGCACCATGAAGTCAAAAGCTTTTTGTGTGACAAAAACGTGCCGTATAACTCAGCAGTAAGGAGATATGTAAAGTGATGGGCTAAAGAGAAGAAGGAGCTTAAAGCCAAATCTACCGATAAGGCATTAAAACAGATTGAGAATAAGCTCTCAAAACAACTAGAGCCAAGTACAGAGTTTTTACTATGAAATATCACAAAGGCTATTGAACTAACTAAGGTGAAACTAGAACAGATGGAGAAGAAATGACAGATAAACGTGAAAGATTTAAACACGATTCGATGAATGAACAGAATCCAAAATGGGCAGCCGACCACGTATGTTAAGGAGGAATCAGATGTTAATCAGAACGTTAGGATAGAGTGAATCCACATCATCATGTGACCAAATAATGTTGGAGATTGAAGTCAGTTATCACAGAATGAGACAAAGTCAACTGACTAGGGACAAACTGCTATTAGTGAGAGTTGCATCCTAAGGGGAAACGGAAAACACAGTATATTGACATTTACTTTATATTAACAAAAGAAAATGATAAGAAACGCCATGAGCGTGAAGCAGATAGAGTACAAAAATGCTGAGTTAGTTCTCTGTGAGTTCATGGCAACCCAAGATTACGATCTAGATACAAACAAGATTCCGAAGTATGAAGACTTTACGCTGCAGGAGTTCCACGACTTTATCACAGACAAGATAGATGCTTTAGATGCTTACATAAACCGCTACCAATGAACGAGATGAAAGTACAAAACCAATCAAGAATAAACGAGATATACAGATATCTCAAATCAGATTTAATTCGCTGTGTGAAGTACCACAGGAAGTTCAGACCTGATGTTGTTAGGGAATACTTTGGTACAGACAAGCGAGAAGAAATTGAGAAACAATTGCAAGTAATCTGCAAACCTTTCTCAGAAGTTCAGAAGATACAGATAGAGAAAGTGATATCAGACTTACATAACTTTTATCCACTAGCTAGTAACAAATGACAATCGAAGAAATCAGAAACGAACTCCAAGAGAAAATCAAAGAACTCGAATGGAGAAACAACGTTAGAAGCTTAGAGCTTATTGAATGGATTAACAGCCTTCTAAAAAAGATGGAGGTTAAGGAAGTAAAGAAACCTGAGCCTATCAAAGTAGAAGTAAAAGAGGTAGAGGAAGAGAAACCTGCCGCTCCTAAGAGAAAAATTATTTTTAAAAAGAAGTAAGAGATGTTTATAGACTTTCATGCAACACCCAAGCAATACGAAGCGTTACAATATTTCAGAGATGATGTTACTACTGAGATATGATTTTGAGGTGCTGCATGATGATCTAAATCTCGGCTAGGATGCTTCGCTATACGGTCTGCTTGTATCGAATATCCTTGAAGCAGATGGGTAATCTGAAGGAAGGAACTTGTAAACCTTAGAAGAACAACACTAGTAACATACAACAAGGTTATGGAATACTACAAAGTGCCTGAGCCTGATAGATGAGTTTTAAACAATCAGACAAACACAATCAGATTTCCTAACTGAAGTGAGATTATCCTACTAGACTGTGCAGCACAGACAGCAGATACTGAATGGACTAGGTTTTGATCACTAGAACTTACAGGAGCTTTTATAGATGAAGCAAATGAAGTAGATGCTAAAGGTATCGAGATGCTAAAGACACGTATTTGAAGGCAGAACACTTTTAGAGTATGAGATAAAACCATCAAAAAGCATCCGAAGTTTCTAGAATGTTTTAACCCTAACAAGTGACACGTATACAACGACTACTACTTGCCACGGAAACAAGGCACTTTACCGCCCTACAGAAAATTTGTAAGAGCAACAGCATGAGATAACCCTTACTTGCCTAAGGAGTACATTGAACAGCTAGAGAGAAGCGATGAGATAACGAAACAAAGGTTGCTCTACTGAAACTTTGACTACGATGATACACCATGAAAGTTATTCAGATGGGATGAGATTTCAGATTTATTTACTGCTAATATTGCACCTGATGATACAACCTACATTACTTGCGATGTAGCTAGACTAGGAGATGATATGACAGTCATAGTTGTATGGAAGGGATTAGAGGCTGTAGAGATAAAGAGCTACAACTGAAGAACAACAGACCAAACTGTTGAAGCAATCAAAGAACTAGAGAGATACTACAACTGCAGGAGGTCAAATATCTGTGTAGATTCGGATTGAGTCGGTGGTTGAGTATGCGATCACCTTAGATGATGTGTGAACTTCATGAATAATTGAACTCCTATCGTACAGAAGGATGAGAATAGGAACTATGCCAACCTAAAAACGCAATGTTATTTCAGACTTAAATACCTTATGGAGAAAAGGGAAGTAAAAATCTCCACATCCTGAGAGATAAAGGACAAGCTACAGAATGAGCTAGATAACATCCTAGTGAAAGATGTAGAATGAGAGAATAAAGTCAGACTAGAATCAAAAGAGGATATGAAAAAGAGGCTATGACATTCACCCGACTACGCAGATGCAATAATGATGCGTATGTACTGGACTCTAGGTAGAAGTAGCTCCCCTGTTACGCATACAGATATAATCACGGTCAGCTTTGATGATATGTTATACTAAAAAAAAGTTGCATTTTGAATTTTCAGGATATACTACCAGTTGAATTTATATTGCAAAACTAAGTATGGATAAGTCAGCAATACTAACACAGATACAAAGAGAATATGCTTTAGGACTAAACTATGTAAGACCTGTAAGAATTAGATACAGAGACAGAATTATGAAGTGGAATCCACAAGCAACTAAGTCTGCAAAGATAATCAACATCAACATGATAGGAAATTACATAGATACTCTTATCGCTAGTTTCTTTACTAACGGAGTTAAGTGTAAGTTCGTATCAAGAACAGGATGGATCTGAGAAGAGGAAGCTCAGAATCTTAATGCTGTTGCAGAGTTCGATGAAAGAGAATGAGCTACACAGCAGCTTAAATACCAAGTAGAACAAGACAGCCTTTTCTTTGGAGTTGGTATCCTAAACAAAACAGGATTCGACCACACTACAAAAACTAACACTTGGAGAGCTATCAACCCTCTTAGTTGGATACCTGATCCATTACCAACACAGACAGGACAATTCGATGGAAAGAACTACAGATTTCATGGATTCTGTATGCTAACTAACATACATGATATCAAAGGTTTATACGATAAGGACGCTATAGATAGATGGTTTGCTAAACAGTACAACACAGAAGATGAACTAACAAGAGAGGCATACAGCAACAAAGCATGAACATGACCAATCATAGTGGATGAGATAGAGGATAACTTCGCACTAGATATCTATACACACTACACAATCATAGATTGAAAGAAATGGAAGTTTGTTACATCTCCTGATATGAGTGAGATATTCTACTCAGAGAAATTGCAGCCTGTAACTAAGGAAGAGAAACTAGATGAAACTTTGATACCTCGACCAGTACTATTGAACTACTACGATCCAGTTAGATGAAATCCATTTGGAACTTCTATCTGTGATAAAGTGGAAGATAAACAGAATGCAAAATCAATCTTAGCAAATCTAAGTCTGATGAAGGCTAAGAGAGAAGCTACAGGATGAGACTTCCTTGTGAACTCTAGATTGATTAAGAACAAGGAGGAATTACAGAAGAAAACATTTGACCAAAGATACTTGTTTATTGATGAAAACGAGATAGGGACACAACCAATACAAAATGCTATGTATGAGTTGCCACAGAGTCAGATTAAGACTGATGTATGGAACATGATGTCTTGGCTAGAAAACGAAGCTAAATACGATTCAAAGATAGATAGCTTGCAGCAATGAATCATGCCTGATAAGTCTATGACTAAAGCAGAAGCACAGCAGTTACAAGCTAATGCTAATATGCAGTTATCAATCAAAAATACCATCAAGCAACGATTTTACAGAGAGTACTATTTCCAACGATGGAGATGATATCTTGAAAACTTTAAGGATGGTGAAGAGAAACGAGTACTATTGAATACTGATTTTGAATGGACAGGAACAAGTTTAAGCAAGGATGAGTTTGTTACTAAACAGATGCCTTACATCCTAGTAGGAGCTACAGAAGATATCAACGCCATGAATGAGAAAGACAAAAACACGTTGATGGTATTGTATCCAATCATAACAAACGATCCTGAGATTAAGCCTGTAAACAAAGCTATATTCAAGAGACTATATCTAAGGTCAACAGGTTTAAAACCAAATACAGTAAACTCAATATTCAGTTATACAGCACAAGAGAGAATTGCTAAGAGCTACGTTGATATGGTAAATCTAGGAGTAGAGCCAAAGAGCTTGTTTAAGAGAACAGACTTAGACTATTATACAATGTGGTTATACATGCAGAAAGCAGAAGACTGAGAGTTGAAAGACAAGATACTAGATAAACTAAACAACCTATTACTAGAGATGTGAGAAGCACAGCCAATAGCTATGAACAACGAGATGGCTAATAGTGCAGCTAACATAATGATGTCTCAATGACAGCCAAGTAAGGAAGAGCTAATCACTAGAGACAAAGTAAATTTAGATCCTAATATGATGTAATGGCAGACAAAATGGTAAAGCTCGATGATCTACTCAGGAGTAGATGATGGGACAAGATGAAAGAGCTGATAAGGAACAGACAAATAGCTCTAGCGAACAAGATAGTCTATTGAGACTGTATGGATGTAGCAGATACTAACCTTACTCCTTCAGATTTATTAAGAGCTGAGATGAGATGTCTAGCATGGGTAGTAGAAAAGTTACCAACACAGATGATAGAGAATCCTGATTACAAAGCAGAAGAGGATATAGAAGAAATGGAGGAAGAAGAAAGAGTAAATCTGATTAACGATATGTTCAAACAGGAAGTGTAAACTAGAGGGAAAGGAATCAGCCGATAAAGAGAGCCGCCATTGCCAAGAGGTTTAATACCTAACATATTCGCAGTTTGTAGGTTTATGCAACAACAAATCTACTTCAGCTACGGTTATGACGCTTTATTACTAACCAATTACAAACATGCCTGAAGAAACAACTTTAGACACAGCTCCTATTGAGGAGTGAGTAGACTGAGAGGAAGAGCTTGATTACAAAGCCTTGTATGAAAAGGAAAAGGAAAGAGCAGATAAACGACAGTCTAGATTCAAGAGTGCTAAGGCACAAGAAAAAGAAAAAGCCCAGTACCAAATCGATGATAGCTACATCGATAACAAGGTAAAAGAGGAGCTATTCTTTGAAAAGAACTCTACAGCTAGTGAGTTTAGGGAGGAAGTTAAGAAAATTCAATCACAGTATACGTGAATGGATGCCAAGACAGCCTTCGAGTTATATCTAGCTAAAAACAAACCTGAATTGCTTTCACAGACTCCTAGTTCTACTTGAGTAGAAGGAATCACAAAAGATCCTGAGCCTGAGAAGGATTGGAGGCAGATGTCAGACAAAGAGTTTGATGAGCGATGGAGAGCAAGGAAAGGTAAGAAATAAACCTTTTACTTACTATTTTATTTACAAACATGGCACAAAATTTAGATGCTTTTATACCTGAGCTATGGAGCCGCAGAATCCAATATTTAACTAGAAACGCTTTGGTAGCTACACAAATTTGTTCTTTTGAAGAACAACCTGACCTTAAATATGGGGACAGAATTCACAGACCTTATCCAAATGACTTAGTTGTTAATGACTATGTAAAATACACAGACACTACACAACAAGATCTAATTGGAACAGATGAATACTTAGACATCGACCAATCAAAAGAAATCTCTTTCGCTATAGATGAAGTAGATTGGATTCAAATGAAATACGATCTAGAAAACTCTTACGTAGAGAGAGCTGCTTTCAGATTGGCTAATGATATTGATGGTAAAGTATTATCAGAAGTTGTAAACGCTGTTGTATCTATGGATGCAGGAGACATCGGAGGAACTGCAGGACAAGCAATCAGCTTATCTACTTCTAACTGTCTTAATACTGTTATGACTGCAGGTGCTAAACTTACAGCTAACGGATGTGAAATGGATAAAACATTGGCATTAGTTGTACCTCCTAAGATGGCTAGTGTTATTGCTCAAACTGTTGCACAAGACTGATTCAGCTTAGCTGACTTAGCTTTGAAAAACGGATACGCAGGAAACTTTGCAGGATACAAAGTATACTCATCTAACAACGTTGAACACACAAGAACTATCAGCTTCTCTTCTGTAGTTGCTACAGATGAAATAACTGTAGGAGGTGTTAAATTCACTTTCGTAAGTTCTATTGGATCTACTCCAGGAAACGTATTGAAAGGAGCTAACGATGCTGCTGCTTTGACTAACTTAGCTGCTGCAATCAATGGATGAGCAGGAGCAGGAACTACATACGTAGAATTATCTGCTGCTGACAGAGCTAAATTAAAGAATGTTAGAGCTAACTTAGATGGAAGTACAGGAGTTTTGACTACTGCAGGAGATGTATTAGTTTCTTCACCTGATACTACAATAACTGTTGGTGCTGAAGAATGCCACGCATTACTTTGCCGCCCAGGAGCTATTGATCTAGTTATGCAACAAAACATAGATGTTAGAAAGAATCCATTACCTAAACAGAAAGCTGATTACTACATCATATCTTGCCTTTACGGAGTTAAAACTTTCCAAGAAGGAAAAGAGAGAATGGTTAAAATCAAGGTTGCTGCTTAATGATAAGAGCTTCATATATAAGGGGTGGGGAAACTCACCTCTTAGAATGAATCTTTTATATAGCATACTAAGCAACAATGGATGTAACAACAATCATAGATTTATCAAGGAAACAGACATGAACATCTGCAGGTCAGATTTCAGATACTGATTACCTAAACTACCTAAACATCACATACAAGGATATCTTTTCTAGACTCTCAGTTAATGCTAAGAAATACACACGGCAGAGTTATACAACAGACATAGTAGCAGGACAACAAGAGTATATCATACCACAACCATCTGACACTCAGACTTGATTAAAGTTGGTGTTAGATTGTTTTTATATTCACGAGTGAAAGGATGAAAGGATTCCTATCTATGATGCTAGTATCAATGTGAACTATGAGATAAATAAGAACAAGAAACCATATTGAGTGTTAAGAGATGGAAGTATCTTTATCTATCCTATACCAACTACCAACGTAGCAGGGTGATTACGCTTAGAGTGAAAATACATTCCGTCAGACCTAGAATTAACAAGCACATCAGATGAGATAAAACTAGCACCTGAGTATCACAACATCTTAGTTAAAGGTCTGAATTCTCTAGTATTTTGAGAGAAACAAGTATTTGATAAGCAACAACTACGGGAAGGATATTACTTACAAGCTATACAGCAAATGCAGACTGAGTGATGCTTTGATAATGAGAGCTGATACTTAGTTGAAGATCCATATTTATGATTCTTAGAATAAAAACATGGTTGAAGTAAAAAGAGAAGATATAACATTACAAGATTGGACAAAAGGTATCTCAGCAGATGAGTTTGCTTGAGGTAGCTATTACTATTCAGAGTGAATATCTAGTGGTTACTCTACAAAAGGATTTGAACTCTGATACAGATACAGACCATATCTTATAAACACAAGGAAGAATTGATATGCAACGGCTATTGTTGCAAGTAATCAATATGGTTTTATGTGATTTACTGCAGATGGTAGAGTAGAAACAGAAGATTTTTGGAATGCTGAAGCTAAAGGAGCGTTGTATGCTACCCATTACACAGGGACACCATGAACATGATATCTAAACTGAATTACGTATGGAAAATATGCCATAGGGATAAAACAGGAGTACTTTGAGGTGCTAGATTATGAGAATTTGTTTGATGAAAATACGCAACTCCTTTCTGATACAGATTTCTCTGACACTACACCACGAACTATAGGAACAGGATGGACATTAGGAGATGATTGAATGGAACATACGACATGAGAAACAGGTACATTGAGTATCACGCCAACGGGAACATTTACAAACAATGACTTTCTTAGAGTGGTGGTTAAGGTTAAGGGATGGACTAGTGGTAACTTAGCACTAACACTAGGTAATGGAAGCAGTACAGTAAATGATAGAACAAATGGAATATTTGTTTTAACTCTAAGATGTGCAGCAACTCCCGCACTAGTAATAACTCCTACATCTCAATTTGATTGAATTATAGAGAGTGTAGAGGCATATCAATATGATATGACAGCTATTATTACGAATAAAACGGTATACAACTGAAACGACTCTCAAAGACATCCTGCTCTTGTTTGGGAATGAGACTTATATATAGCAAGCTGACATACTATTACTATTACAAGTCTAGTTGATTGGGGACAAAGGAGTAGAGATATAATTGATGCTAACTTCAATATAGTATCAATGACACAGCAGGCTTGAAATATCATTATATGGGCAACAGATGGATACGATTCAAGGCAGTACTACTGGAACTGAGTAGATGCTGTTGCTACAGAAGTTATTGAGTGGAAGTGATTGCTAATTAAATGAGTAACAGGAACAGAGACTATATCATATGTGCTTACTACATCCTGAGCGACTAGTGGGAGTATAGAATGATACGAGTACAGACTTTATGCTGTTAGCTGATACCAAAGAAGTCTGATAGCGACAAAGTTAGCTATCCCTACTACAACAAATTATCTAGAGGAAGACCATTACAATCCACATAAGAGATTTGACTTCAATGATGTGAAGTCTGATAACTCTATGTGTATATTCCTAGATAGTCTATACATTCCATGATGTGATTGAGTGTATAAGTATGGATACGATGTGCCTTGATTAAGAAGCTCATGGACTAGACCAATTAAGTATGCGACATGAAGTAAAAACATAGTGGTATGACAAAGGGGACATTTCTTAGGAATAGCATTGACTACAGATTGAAGCAACTACATAGGAAACGTAGATAACAGAATCTACACACCTACTTGATATCTAGTAACAGAAGCAATATACTGGGACAGACTTTCTACAAAGAAGTCATTAGAGAAACTAAAAATCTGATATAAGAATGTAGCATCAAGCGTAGGTAACATCAAACTATACGCTATTGTAGATGATACATACTTTTGGAGATTTCGACCAACAACAACACCTACTGTCCGACCATCCCTATGAGATGTTTACGAAGTAGCCAATAACACAACTGCAAGAGTAATAAACGTAGATACTACAGAGTGAGTAATTACACTAGCAACAGTAAGTGATGGTTGAAGTTACTCAGGAGTAGCAAATACAACATTGACTAAGGTAAGCTGAGAATGAGATGACAGTATAGTAGTAGGATATAACTTTGATAATATGTGCCACATAAAAACGATAGAGAGTGAGAATCAGACTTATGGCTCAGATTTAGTATTCGGTAAAGATTTCATCTCTAGTAATATGCCATATCGATACAAGATACAGTTTGTTATAGAGCTGAACAGTAACGATAGAAGGCTATCACCTGAAGTGTACGAGTTCAGTATGCATTCAGATATAGATGATATAGTTTTATAAAGTCACTAGATAGATAATGCAGGAAGTACAAACGTGAATAGAGATATATAATGAAAGTACCCTAGATACCATTGAAGCTGTGGGTACTTCTTCACGTAAGATAATAGAATGAAGGCAGACTAGATGATGACATTACGTGAGTAGATGTGAAGCAGCAGGAAGAGTTAAATGGGACTATGATGAATGAGTGACAGATAGGAATAGTTATTACGTAAAGTCAGATGAGTTTGCTATAACTAGTCAGACTGGGAATGTGGAGTTTATAATGCAGAATGGAAACATACGCCTACCACAAGCATGAACATATCAATGCACACTAAGTTGGGCTTGATGATGATATAACTTCGATGATACCGTTTACATAAGCGTATGAGGGAAGGTCGTATATACTAACACATTCTCGGGGAGTCATCAGTCAGAAACAGTAACATTCATCTTCAATGCATGAAAATTCGCAGAGCTTGAGTTAGGATGAGAGTTTTATTTCTCGTGAACCTTTTCATTTATCGAACTCTCCATAAGCCCAACAATGACAATCCAACAACTTTAATTCATAATACATACCTATAATGGCAAAAGATTACAATCAAGTCTTACTAGACAAGTGATATTCACAGGAGCAGATAGATGCTATGGTCTGAGCTGTAAATTCAGGTCAGAATGCAAATGATGTAGTACAGAACTATACACCAACCACACCTAGTTCTAGTTCTTCTAGTTCTTCTTCAAGTAGTGGTGGTAATTATGTGTATAACGAATCTACAGGATACTATGAACAACAGACACCAAGTTCTTCAAGTTCTACTAGTTCTAACAGCTGAAGCTATACATATAATCCTACATCATGATACTACGAGCAACAATCAACACCTAGTGGTAGAAGTTCACAACAAACAACACAGACACAGAATACACAACAGCCTAAACAGCAAACGCAAACATCAGGTAGTACCGTTAGCAATGTGCAACAGCAAGGTGCAATGAAACCACTATCGCAAGAATACTACAAT